ATCTCAAAGACCAAGCGGTGCGCATCCAAGCCGAAACAGACCGCGCGCACGCGCGCATCGATCAATTCGTCATGAGGGAGTCGAGGCAATGAAGCAACATCACGCATTCACGTTTGACCGCAAGCCGGTCCCCGGGGCCGTGCCGATCATGGTGACGTCGACCTTCGAAGCGTCGGACGATGGCCAGCTGCGCCATTACACCGACGGGCGCCTTCGCGCCGAAGTGCCGCCCGAGGGCTGGGATGCCTACGCGGAGCAATGGCCCGATTCGCGCGCCATGGTGAACGAGCTCAAAGGCAAGCCGGTCGTAGAGCAGACGATTTTCATCGGGGCGGACGCGCTCGCCAAGCAAGCCGAACTGGTGAAGTAATGAGTCCGTACATCCCAAGCCTGCCGCAAGTCTCTCGCGAGGTAATCGCGATACTGATCGCCACCGTTGCGGCGGCCTGGATCATCTCTCGCATCCCTGCCGTGCGCCAGCTGGTGCGCGAAAACTCCCTGAACGGCTGATCCATGCTCGATCGTCTGAAAGCGCGCGCGCATGAGCCGTCGACGTGGGCGGGGCTCGCGGTGCTCGCGTCGATCCTAGGCGTGGACGGGGCCGAACAATTCACGGCGCCAGACATTGCCGGGGCACTCGCGGCCGTGGCGGCCATCCTGATGAAAGAAGCAAACAATGCGCGATGATCTACTCGAAGATGGCGTTTCGTCGTTGTGTTTGGCGGTCGGTAGTTCGCCGGTTTTGCTGACAGGGACGCTAGTCGAGCAGGCGCTCGCTACCATTTCCGTTCCGCCGTCGGCCGTTCGCCCAAATTCATTGTTTCGGATTTGGACGATGTGGTCGGTCACCAACAACGCCAACGTGAAAACCGTTCGCCTTCGTGCCAATGGTGTCGTCTGGCATGTCTCCGCGCTGACCAGCGTCGCAACCGGATCGATCATGGGGCTGACTCCAATGCGAGGTCTGTCGGGTCAGGCGCACAATCCAGCGATGACTGCGCCGTTCATCACTGGCGTCGCGCCCGTCGCCTTGACGAGCGTCGATTGTTCGACCGGCTTCGAATTGACTGTGACCGCTCAGTTGACCAACATCGCCGACTCGATGACGCTAGAGGCTTACTGCGTCGAAGTGCTCGGGCGATGAACTCCAGCGATTGGGTGCTGCTCGGCGTGGGCCTGTGGCTGGTGTGGGAACTGCGCCGGCAGACTCAACCCGCGCGCGCCATCAGGGTATAAGCGTCGCCAGCTCGGGCGCCCGATGCCCGCAGCAGCATGTAGGCGCGCAGCTCGCGCGCGTCGATCGCGTTGCGCATGTCGGGCGGGCGCAATAGCCCGTCCACGTCGAACCACCAACCCCGCCAGGCGTCACCCGCGCGCGGCCCCACGTGCCCCCCGTGATACATCTCGAGCAGTCGATGCACCGACAGAGGTGCTGGCCGATCGCCACGGCGCCAGCGCATCGCGGTTGTGCGATCGACGCCGGCCAGGTCGGCCAGCTGGGGCGTCGTCACCCAATCGAGCAGGAGTAGCGTGCCAGTGCGCATAGCCGGCTTTACGGCCAGGCGCGGGCGATTTTGAGGGCGAAGTGAAGCGCGATCGCGATCGCCGGCCATTGCGCATAATGTGTAGCCTGTAGGTCAAAAAAACCCGCAACCGCGGGGCCGGGCAGCGTCCCGGCAAGGGCCACGATTCCCACGGCCAAACAAAGGCATGCGGCCTGCGCCATCCGGCGCGCAACGCGCTCCCAAACCCGTTTTTCATCTGTGCGTTTTGCACGCTCGGCGCTCATGCACGCCAGCACATAGCCCGGATCGAGGCGCAATTCAGCGGCGACCCGCAGCGCGATTTCCGGGCTCATGGCCGTAGTGCCCGCTCGATAGTGGGATAGCGTCTGCTTCGTGATGCCGAGATGCTTTGCGATGCCGTAGTCCGACTCGATGCCGGTGCGATCTTTCAAAGCTCGTACGAGTGCCGCCGTGGTGTGCATGCCTGTCTCCCGCCAAGGATCGATCGAAAAATAGTCCAACGCCGTTCGACGTTCAAGGTCAGGGACATTTGACCGTCTAAGGGGACTGGACTACTATGCACGTGCCGCGCCCGGTGTCGGTCCTCCGCCAAGGGTCCGCGCCGGCCGGCACCCAACCCCCTTGGCAAAGGAAACGACTATGTACGGCACTCCCAAAGCGGCGCCCCCAGCGCCCGAAACGCTCGAAAACCCGATCGGCTGGAAATGTACCGGCTACACCCATGGCTGTTTTTGCCCGGCATGCGGTGCGCGAGACATCGCACGGGCGGAGCATCTAAACCGGCTTCGCGCGGCGCCAGTCGATCAAGCGGCGCTCGAATACGCGCGTGAACTCAATCGGGAACTCGCCAAACAGCACGCGCTGGATATGGCCAACGCGCTGAGTGAATTGTTCTCGGCTCCGACGAGGGGGGGGCGCCATGGCTGACCCGTTCATTGTGTCGGTCGATCCGGCGAATACGGGCCTGATCGAGCAAGCGGTGCACGCGGCCAAGGCGGCCGGCTCACTTCAGACGAATGACGCGATCCTGGGCGAACTGCTGGCGCTCGGAGCGTTCGAGGTCGTGCTACGGGCCAAGGCGGCCGGCTCAGTGCTCAACGCGGTCCGGGGGGCGCTCAATTGATCGACGAACGCGCCCGCGCGCTCGCGGAAATCCTCCCCGCGTTGCAGCAGTACATAGAGCTAGGGGAAGCGATCAACTCGGCTCTCAAATCCAACCAGCTGCCCGCATCCCTGCCGCAAGTCGCCGCCCGCAGCGTCCACACGGCGCTCGTGGCGCTCGCGGCGCAGGAAATCCTAGCCCGTGCCCCACAAACGGCCGACGGCGTCGCCAAGCGGCTTGCAGGGCTCACGGCGCCGGCCAGGGCGGCGGCATGATCGAGCGAGGCTACATTTTCCGTATTGACGGCCTTGAACTCGAGGGCTTCGAACGTCTGCTCGGAGTCGGGCTCAGTGAAACCTGCGGCGTTTGGCCAGCTGATGAGACGAGAGCGGCCGAAGAACTGCAAATTGCGATCGACGGGGCGGTGCGGATCGAGGTGCGTGTTTACCGTATCACGGGGCGGCCTCTCGAATGATCGCCGCCCCCCGTTCGATCGAGGGGGCTGGACCCCTTCTAGGTATAATTGCGAAATCCATACACGCGGCCCGGCCGAAGCGGTCGAATTCTCAGCCGAAAGCGGCGGCCGGGGCGCAGCGTATGCGATTCGAACTCCAGCGCGCGGCGCAATCCCTGCTCTACGTTCGAGACGCGCCGCACGCGAACCAGCATCGGACGTGCTGGTGCCACCGTCGGATCAAGGACCGCGACGAAACATTGACGGTTTACAGGTCGGTTGACGGCGGCCGATCGCGCATCCAGGGCATCGGGACATGCGGCAACGTCTGGACGTGCCCGGTGTGCTCGTCGAAGGTGTGCGAGGTTCGCCGCGATGAACTGGCGACGGCCATGATCGTGGCGCAGTCGCTCGGGCACCATGCGTACCTGCTCACGCTCACGTCGCCGCATCGAGCCGAAGATGCGCTCGATCCGCTGCTCGATCGCCAGAAAAAGGCGCTTCAATCGTTCCGCAACTCTCGCGGCTTCAAGGCGATCGCCGCGCGCTATTCCCGGCTCGGCGCGATTCACGCCAGTGAATGCACATGGGGCATCAACGGATGGCATCCGCACGCGCACGATCTTTGGCTAGCCGCGCCCGGCCTGGAAGGGGATTTTTCGACGCTGCGCCGGTTGAAAGGTTTATGGCTACGCGCGCAGCTGAAAGCGGGCCTATTGCGTTTGGATGGAACCCTCAAGCCGCTGCGCGATGCTTGGCGGCATGGGCTCGATCTGCGCGGCGGTCAATACGCGGCCGAGTACATCGCCAAATTCGGCCACGATTCCGCCTGGGGGCTCTCGTCAGAGGTCACACGACCGCACGCGAAGGTGGGGCTTAGGAGAGAGGCGGGCGATGGCCAGCATTTCACGCCGTTCGCTCTGCTCGAATGGGCGATGGGCGGCGACTCGACCGCGCGCGCCGCGTTCCAGGAATACGCGCGCGCCTACTCGGGGCGAAGGATGCTCGTCTGGTCGCGGGGCTTGAAAGCGGCGCTCGGGATCGCAGAAATCAACGATGAACTCGCGGCTGAACGCGAAATGGGCGAGGAAGTGAAAGTTGGGATCCTGCACGCGGACGCATACGCGGTCGTGATGAAGGCGCGCGCGCTGGGCGAGTTCATGGAGTACGCATCGCAGTCTTGCATCGACCCGGATACCTCGCAGCGCGATCTGGACGACTTTATCGATTACCTGCGCGCACGGCTGCGCGATCGGGCGCCCCCCGGTCGGCCGGATCTGGTTTCACCGAGGGGCGCTCTGTGGTCTTACCCGGGGAGCGTGCAGTGACAACGTTTCAACGCATCAATGCCTTAACTCCAAAAGCATCTCGACTGCTCGATAGCCCGTTCGTTACTGCTGAAATGCGCTCGACGGTGCATGAGATAATTCTGATCTTGGCGGATCTGGACCAGCGAATCACCCAACTGGAAAGGGAACGCCAATGGCCACAGGTGACAAACTCGGGCGGCTAGTGTGCCCGTGCTGCTCGGGCGCGTGGGAAGCGACCGAGATGAAAGGCGGCGGCACGTCGTTCAAGTGCCCGAATGGGTTTGTCGGCTGGGCCAAGGGACCGCGCGCCAATGCCGGCATACTCGCCAAGCTCAAGCCGGCAGCGCCGGCCGCAAAGGTACCCGCTGCGCCAGCTGCTGCACCAGCTGCGAAACCCGCACCGACACCCGCCAAGCGCGGCGGCTTCATGGCCTTTCTCGCGGGGGATGACGAATGAACCCCGCCACCGATACCCCGCTCGATGGCGAACTGCTCGCGATCACCCAGCAAGCCGAAGCGATCGACATGGAGCAGGCGGCGGCGGTGAACCCCGTCGACCCGAACGCAGCGCCACCGGTACCCGTCGACCACACGCAGGATGCGCGCGAAATAATCGACTTCGCGCATGCGTCGCTCGTGCCGCTCTATCCATCGCTCGAAAAAATATACACCGAAGACGTTCGCCAGCGCATCGCGGTCGCGGGCGGTCGACTGCTCGCCAAGTACGGCGTCAGCCTAAGCGATCTCTTCGGGCGCTACTTTGAGGAAATCGGTTTCGCGATGGTCGTATTGCCGCTGGTCGTGCCGACGGTGAAAGCGATCCGCGCCGATCGCGCCAAAGCGGACGCGCCAACGGCGCCCCCCGATCCGGCCGCACCGATCCCCGAACCCGATCACACCGGCCCGAACCCGCTTGGGCGTTTCAACCAATGACCGCGCGGCCGCAGCTGGCCGACATCACGGCGGTAATCGGCGGCACCGGAACCGGAAAGACTTACTGGATGCTGGGCCAGGTGCGCGCCGGGCGACCCGCTCGGTTGCTGGCCTGGGATCCGGAAGGGGAATTCTCCAAGCTTGGAACCGTGACCCGCGACTTGGGCGAAGTGGTGCGGCTCACCGAGGGCGATCGCTGGGCGGTGATCTATGAACCCCCCTTCGATCGCGATCGCGCCGAACGCGCCTTCAATTTGTTTTGCCGCATCGCATTCAAGCGCGGAGAGCAGGGGCGCGCGCCGCTGGTGCTGGTCGATGAACTGGCAACCGTCGTGCGCGCGGGATCGGCGCCGGCCTACTGGACCGCATGCATATCGCGAGGTCGCAAGCGCGGCCTATCGATCATCGCGGCCAGCCAGCGTCCAGCGTCGATTGATAAGACCTTCTGGTCGCAAGCCACGCGCATTCGATGCACGGCGCTGGGCTACGAGGCGGACCAGCGCGCAATGGCGGCTGCGCTCGGCGTGCCGGTGCTCGAGGTCCAGCGATTGAACGGCTTCGCCGCGATCGAGCGTGATCGCAACCGGCCGACGGCCGCCAAAGGCGCGAAAAAAGCTTGACAGTGTCGATCGAGATGATGTGAGCCTGCGAGCGTTGCAGTTTTTCTCCAACTCTCAACGCTCAAAGGATCGTCCATGAAAGGTGCTCTTCGAATCGCCGTGATCGCCATCGTTGCCGTTGCCATCGCCAAGCGTCTCCCGATCACTTCCCAATTCGTCTAACCCGACCCGCGCGGCATTCATCCATCATTTAAGGGGGCGCCCCGTGGCATCTCAATATCGAATCAAGCGACGCATCGCCAGCCTGCCGATCGTCGCGAACTCTTTTGGCGTGATCGATCTGCCGCGTCAGTACGATTACGAGGCAATCTTTCTGCGCATCTCGGCATCGTTGCAAGTGACCGCCGGGGCAACGTCCGTGCGGGCTGAAGCGCCTTGCCAGCTGGTGCCGCGTATCGAGGTGATCGCCGACGGAAAAAACACGATCTTCTCCGCGCCATTCTGGTACGCGGCGCTCGGAAACGTGCGTCGCCATCTCACCTTGACCGGCGGCCGGGCAACGACGCCGCCAACCGGTGTGGCCATCGCAACCTACGCGGTCGAAGCCATCGGCGTGATCGATCTGCAGACCGTCGACGGTGTGCGGCCCAAGGACAGCAACTTCCGCACGCGCGGTCTTTCCCTGCTCCAGCTGCGGCTGACCTTTGGCGCCGCTGGGGATGCGTTCGTCGGCGGTACGGTCGTGTTCTCGGGTGCGCCCGTGGTCGAAGTGTTCACCGCCGAATGCGTCGAAGAGCAGAACGCGAAGGGCGACTTCATCACCAGCCCCGTCGCGTTGAAGAAAACCTCGTTCCAGCAGCAAGCCTTCGCCAGCTCAAACAGCGCGGCCGAAGTGCGGCTACCGGCCGGCAACATGATCCGCTCGGTGCTGATCCGCACTGACGGGGCGCCGACGGCGGGCGAGCCCTCCGTGACGGTGCTCAATAACGTCCAGCTGGTGTCCGGTGTCGATGTTCGCGTGAACATGAGCGGCCCTGGCCTGCGCGCGGAAAACAACGCCAATTTTGGGCCCGTGCTGGCGGGCTACTACCTCGCGGATCTGCTGGCGAAGGGCGGCCCGACGGTCAATCTGACCGATCTGTGGGACGTGACCCGCCAGGCCGAACCGCGTGTGGTGCTCGATGTGGTCGGCGGCGCGAACGTTCAGGTGCAGGTGGTGACCGAGGAATACATCCTCGCCGCTGCGTAATCCGTTCGTGGTCGTAATCTCCCCGCCAGGTGCGAGCCTGCGCGGGGATTGTCTTAGGCGCTCGGCATGATCCGCACCTTCTCACAAGCTGTCCAAGATTCGCGCGGCAACTTCTGGGCCGAACGCACCAATGAGGACGGCGAACTCGATCGCTTCGCAGTGCGGCAGACCGTTGATGCCGAAACGGGCGATACCGTGTTTGCGCGCTACACGCCGGAGGATCGCGAGGCAATCGCGCGCGGCGGCCTACAGGAAGCATTGCTGGGGCCCGATGCGTTCCGCTGGCAATCGGGCTCGCGCGTGGAGTCTGCGGAGTTCGATGCCTTCCTGAGTCGTCTGCTGGACACCCGCTATACGGTCGGCGTCGAAGGGCTCAATGCTGAGTCTTACCTGACCGATGCGCGGGCCATGATTCGCAGCGAAGGCGGGGCGCTCATCTACCGGCCCGAACTGGCGCAGGGCGATTTTCAGGCGAAAGAAACCCGCCCGCGCGGCTTCATGCATACCTTGGCGGGGTTTCTCAGTGCGCCCCCAATCCGCATCCTGTCATTGCCGTTCGCCTTCAATGGCGCTCAGAACGCGCTCGCGGGGACCGGCAGCGCGGCAGCATCGGCGGGCGATGAATTTCTAAATGCGATGGCCGAATTCGTGCCGGGCGGCAAGGGTGTCGCTGAAGCGATCGCGGCAACAACGATTAGCGCGGCGCCGACGGCCGTGCAACTAACCAGCGCGCTCCCAAAAGCCGGCCAGGTCGCGAGCGCAGCCGCTACGCCGTCCGTGCTCGAGGTCGTGAAGCAAGCCGGCCAGGTCGCGGGATCCGTGGGCGCGATCGCCACGGGCGCGAATCTCATCAACCAAGCGACAAGCGACAAACCCAGCGCCCCACCGCTTACCATGCCCGGCAGCGCGGGGATTCCTATGATTTTGACATTCGGAGGTTCTGACATGGCCAATGCACCGAAAAGCGCACCGACAGCAACCCCGCTCGGCGGCGGTATGGATTCGATACTCATCCTTGCAGTGATCGCCGTGGCGGTCATGGCATTCATGGGCGAGGCGGGCGAGTAATGTCTGCTCTCGATGCAGAGGACTACGCGCTCGGACAGACGATGCTCGCCAATCGAGGCTACGGCGGGCTGTCGGCGAACGCGGTCGCAAGTTACCCCGACGACATCCCGTCGGGAACCTCTCAAACCTACTCGAACGGGTGGAGCTTTGCCGACTTCAATGCGGGGCTCCAATCGGTCGCGGGGACTGTCGGCGGGCTGGCCAAAACCGTGGTCGGCCTGCAGAACGCGCGCGACTCGTTCAGCCTGCAACGCATTCAAACCGCGACGGCGTTCGATGTAGCGCGCACCCAAGCGTCGACCGCGCGTGATGTGGCCATCGCACAAGCCGGGGTAGAGTCGATGCGGGCGCAGGCGATCTTTCGAAACGCGCAGCAGACCGCGCAGCTGCAAAGGCAGCTTGACGGGGGCGATTTCATGTTCTTAGCGTTTCTCGGAGTAGCGGCCTGGGCGTTCATGAAAGGCGCGGCGTGATCTCCAAGGGCGAAGGCATCGCTTACCTCGCGCTCGCCGGGCTCGCGGTCTATGTCGTTGTCACGGTCGCATCGCGCGTGCGGGGTGCGGGCGGGGCAGTGCTCGATGCGATCAACCCCGCGAACCCCGATAACGTCGTATCGAAAGCGGCCGACAGGGTCGCGCAGGTGCTCACGGGCGACCCGTCCACGTCGGCCGGCAGTGCGCTCTATGACCTATTCAACCCCAACCAACCGCGTGCTGATGCAGCTGTCGACGTAGGGCCTGGGCGCGTATCCCCGAACGCGGCTTCGCTCGTGCGTCAATTCGGCGGCTCCAAGCTCACGCGCGAAGATGTTCAATGGATGAATGCGCAGCTCTACGGCGCCGACGTGGCAACCGCGGATATCGATGATGCCGAGGCGGGGCAGTGGATGCGCGCCAACAATCCAGACGCGGCTGCGGCCGATCGTCTGCTATTTGGAGTCAAGATTCGATGAGCGAGCGATTCAGCGGGCTGTCGATGCCTTCCGACAATTTCGGCGCCGTACGCGATCGGCGCCGAACCGGCATCTTGCATTGGGATGTGGACTTGTCGACGGCGCGGTCACTCACGGCCGGTACGGCGCTCGTCATTCCGATCGCGGGCAACGTGCTCTATATCGACCAGCGAAAAAACACGGGCTATGCCACCGTGCACATCGTAGACGACACCTTCAACGCCGGGAATACGCCGGTCACGGTGTTCGCGGGGTACATCCTGAAGGCGCCATTCACGCAGCTGGTGATTCAAAACGATGCGCAACCGGGCCAATCCATCCGTATCCTGTACGGCGTGGACGTGGACTTTCTACCGGGCATCGGCGCGGGCGTCACCGTCACGGCGCCCGTGAACGTGGTCGATCTGCTCGACCCGGCCGGTCGCGTCGATGTGGTGAACCTCCCCACGGCCGTCGGCAATAACCAGCTCGTCACGCTACTGGCGCCGGCCGCCAACCCGCGCGGCGTGCGGCTGCGGCATGCCGTGCAAAGCTACACGCCGGGCGCAGGCGGGCAAATTGTCGGGTGGATGGTCGCGAGCATCTCGGCGCCCCCGGGGATCTCGTCCAAAGCCAATACGGCGCTGCTGATGTATGTCAGCTCCATATCAGCGATCAATGAGTTCGAACAAATCCCCCTGCAGAGTCGGGAGATTCCGCCCGGCTGGGGCGTCTATCACTTGTCGAACGTGGTGGTTGCGCCGGCCGTCGGCAACGTGATCCACTGGCATTACGAGGTGAAATAGTGGCGGTCGATACCATCATCGTTACAGGGCTGCCCGGCGAACCGGGCGCCATTCTGAAGGGCAGCGAACTTATCGCGGCGGTGCGTATTGCTGCCGAAGCGAAAGCGGCGGGGCTCGAGGGGCGGGTGTATTTGGTCGAAGGCGGCAAGATGAAGGAATTCAACCTCGCGACCAAGGCGCGCGGCGTCGATCTTGCCAAAGCGCCATGGAGCGATTAGCCATGCCGATCCTGCTTGCACTGACGGCCGCAGCGATCGCGGCCTTTGTCGTTTTTCGCTCACGGGTAGGCGAGGGGCAATCGCTCGTCTTTGATACACCGAACCCAACCTACGACGATTTGATGGGTCCGCCAACCGGCTCCCCGCTCACCGTCGAACCGTTCACCGAGGTATTCGCGCGTGCGGCCCGCTCGATCGCAGGCAGTGCGCGCCGATTGTTCGCGCTCCCAGCATCGGCCGCCCCATATGCGGATGCCATTCGCGCGGCCGAACAAAAGCACGGCATCCCGCAAAGCCTGCTTGGTCGTGTGCTCTGGCAAGAGTCCCGATTCCGGCCCGACATCATCACGGGCAAGGTGCGAAGCTCGGCCGGGGCCGTGGGCATCGCGCAATTCATGCCCGCAACGGCCAAAGATGAGGGGGTAAACCCGCTCGATCCTTTCGACAGCATCAACGGTGCCGCGCGCTACCTGCGCAAGCTATTCAACGCCACCGGCTCTTGGGAGCGGGCGCTGGCGTCGTATAACTGGGGCATCGGCAACGTTACACGGCGCGGCCTGGGCGCGGCGCCGGCCGAAACACGCGCCTATGTGTCGGAAATCCTACGCGACGTGCAGGTGTGACCGTGGATGCGCTCTCGATCGCAGGCACGCTTGTGGGCCAGCTGATCGTGGCGGGTGCCATCTACGGGGGCATCCGTGCGGATCTGCGAAATCTCAAAGACCAAGCGGTGCGCATCCAAGCCGAAACAGACCGCGCGCACGCGCGCATCGATCAATTCGTCATGAGGGAGTCGAGGCAATGAAG